TGTACTTCCCGGTAATGCCGGAATAGTTTAAAAAGTTTATGTGACCGGGTACGACGCTAGCAGGGTAGAACGCTAGCCCGCCATTGAGGAAAATCGAGCCAGCGCTTCACTGGCCCCGTTTGAAATTTCGGGTTTCTCGATGGCTTCATAATTCAATTATTTAACGTGGATGCTTTATGATTAATTCCGTCAATACAAATATAGAAATAAAACTGCATAAACCGCGAATCGCAGCTAGTGAGGTTGCCGTTTACTACGAACGACTTAACAAGGCTTGTCGTGCCGCTTCAAAAGCCATTCAAAAGGCAATTGACAAGCAAACATATACCTTGTTATTTGGCGAGGATAAAAGCCCCTATTGCAACCCTGAATGGATTGGATTAAAAGACTTGTTAAAACGAATTTCTAGGCAACCTTTTTTTACACATAAAACCGCTAATTTAATGCGCTTAAATTCTGAATTGATTTATGCCACTAGGCTGGAATTCTAAAAAATGAAAATATCAATGACCGCAAATGAAATTCTCGCTGAATTAACAAACCTGAAAAAAGTAACTCATAACCTATTTGCTAAAGGCGAATGGATGAAACTTAATGGTTTTGAACTGGAATTCGAAGACGGTTGTACTTGTCCATTACATGAATTTTGGGCCATACGCCAGGACGAATACTGGCAAACAGGCTGGTCAATTTTTAAAGAAAACAGCTAGGAAAATTTAATGCCAAAGTCATATCATTATTTAAGTTTTAAATGGCATGTAGTATCAGAAATAACCGACTCAGACAAAACTTTATTTGTGGTAAAACGTTGGCGAAAGGAAAAACAACGGTGGCACTATGAAGTGTTAACTAAATTTATGTTTGAACACATAACTCAGCAATAGGAAGCGGAACAGATGGAAAAGAAAGACTTAATACCCGGTCAACATGGCGTTGAATCACGCGACGGCGATAGATACATAGTTGCTCATAGTGATTACAGCCGAAAGCCTTTTTTATTAGGTAATAAGTCATATACGGGGCTTGATGGCTACAAAGATAATTTACGCCATGGCGAACATAGCACTTTAGATATTGTTAAGGTTTTTACCTTGCGCGAATCGTCATTGAAATTTCAACGACTCGACGAAGACACTATCTGGGAAGAAGGCGGCAAACAAGCGTGTGAATCTAAAATTGACGCCGCACAATCTAAAATAGGCTTGCATAAATATAAAATAGAATGCCTGGAAGAAGATATTGAGCAGTTAAAAAGCCAACTAAATAACAAAGAAACCAGTTAAATTTTACACCCTGTTACAAAGTGACGTTAACCGCTAATTTCGCCTTTACTACATGGTAGGTTTATTGATACCGTATTTACCACGTTGGATTGTTACGTCTAACGCATTAAACCCATTGCATGTTTTTGTTGAATATCTTCTCTATTTTAAACCAAGCCTAACCGCTTGGTTTTTTTTATGGGCCGTTAAACATTCTGGCAACCTAAACTAACTATTCGCCTGGATTAGTTTTTGCGGGGTTCGACTCCCCAACGGCCCGCCACCTTTTCAAATAAGATCTAATATGTCTAAAAAAACACTTAGCTTAAACGTACTAGCTACGCTCGTTGTACCTTTAATTCTTGCTGCATTAGCTATCTATTGGTTAACCGGCGATTACGGTCCTAGTCAATCATTAGCCCACAAAGCAAGCGCGGCAATATTGGCCCTGGCTATTTTATTTTGTTGGTTACGAATAGCCGACTTAATTATGGGTATTGATACATCAAAGGTATTTACTAGTGAAAATCAAAGCGGTCAATTATCTTATTTTAAGTGGCGCTATATGGCTACAGCCTTGCTCATTGGCCTGGTCTTCGCCTTCGCTTAAATACGACATACATTTTAAAACCTCCTTTGCTAAATGGATGCCCGGCCACGATTACAAATGGTTAAAGGCGCAATGTTGGCAAGAAAGCCGATTTAAACGCTTTGCTGTTAGCCCCGTTGGCGCTAGTGGTATTTGTCAGTTTATGCCAGGTACCTGGAAAGAAGCCCAGGCAAAATTAAACAATAACCATTCTGTTTTTAATATAAGGGCCAACATCGAAGCGGCGGCCTGGTACGACAATAAAACGTATCATTTTTGGACGGCCCCAAGGCCACAATTAGATAAATATCAATTAATGCTAGCCGGGTATAACGCCGGGCCTGGCCACTTGCTCAACGCTCAAAAGAAATGCGGCGGCGCAAATGGCTACTATCAAATTATATGTTGCTTGCCAGAAATCACCGGCAAACATGCCATAGAAACTATTAATTACGTTGAAAACATAACCGGTTATAAACACGATTTAGAGTATTAATATGCTGTCATTTATCAAAGGTTTTTCGCTACTTTCAAGCATTAAATTACTCGTGTTTTCTACCCTGGCTTTATTAGCCTTTTTTGCTTATCAAAACCACCAGGCACTAAAAGCCCAGGTATTAGAGCAGCAAGAAGCTATTGGCATTTATAAGCAGTCGCAAGCCCAAGCCAAACAAACCAACAACGAAAACAATCAAGCTATTAGCTTTCTTAAAGCGCGAATTATCGCACAGCAAAAGCAACAAGCCAGGCACGAAAAATCATTACTAATCGCCCAGGCTAACCAAGCAAAAACTAACCAAGAATTAGCAGATTTAAGGGCGCAAAATGAAAACGTTAAACAATGGCTTGATACTAGCCACGATAGCGCTATTAGCCGGTTGCTCAACAACGCCCGCGCCCGTTATACAAACGATAGTAAAAAAAGAAATAATTAAGCTAGTGCCACCACCGCACTATCTAACCCCCGTTAATATTCCGAAGTACAACGGCCAAACCGGCCAGGATCTTATTAATCACATTGATATTTTATATTTGCAGATAACCAAAGCAAATTTACAACTAAAACAAGTTAAGGAATGGGCGAATAATGACTAACAGCACAGGTAACTTAGGGCAAGATTTATTAGCCTGGTTTTTCGCATTATTTACAGCGGTAGCGGGTTTTTCCTCGCTTGAAAGGTGGGCGTTAATTACCGGTATTGTTTGCACTATTTTTACCACTGTATCTAGTTATCTTTCCCGGAAAGCGACGTTAAAAGCCACGCTGGCCACGTTAGCCGCATCAGAAAACAAATAACTAAATGGCTACGCAAATAGAGCTAGCCGAATGGTTAGGCGTTACCGATAGGCAAATAAGAAACCTTGAAAGCGCCCACCATATACCCGGCAAAAGAGGCCGGGCCGGTTACGATATTCAAGAATGTGTTTTGTCTTATATCAGGTACCTACAAGGCAACCAGAAAAAAGGCACAAAAGTTACTCAACCTGGCGAAGACCACGACCCAGGAAACCCCGACGAAATAAACGGGATCAATATGTCGCACGAAGAAGCGCGACACGCAAAATTAAGAAACGATAAATTAGATCTGCAAATTGGCGAGTTAGAACGAAAGCTAGCAGCCGTCGAACTAATTGCACTAACACTATCAACGGCTAGCGCGGCCGCCGCCGCTATCTTAGACACCATACCGGGAAACATGAAACGCCGAAACCCAAGACTCAAAGCTAAAGATCTCGAATTAGCTAAAAGCGAAATCGTTAAGGCCATGAATGCAATCTCTAGAATTGAGTTACCCGACAACTACTATAAAGGCTTGTCAGGCAGCGACTAAACAAGGCTTGTCGCCGTTTCTTCGCCCTTCGCCACTAAGTTTATCTAAGTGGGCCGCCGAAAACTTTTATCTATCGGCCGAATCCTCTTATGTACAAGGTAATTGGACCGCTATTCCCTGGCAAGTTGCCATTATGGATTGCATATCGCACGACGATATAAAAGAAATAAACTGGATAAAATCGGCGCGTGTTGGCGCTACCAAAATAATGTTGGCCGGAGTGGCTTATTTTGCCGCCCACAAGCCAAGAAACCAAATTTTTTACCAGCCTACAGACGGCGACAGCAAAGAATTTGTAAAGACAGAAATTGATACTATGATCCGCGATTGTCCAGCGGTTCAAGCGGTTTTCCCTTCATACGGAACCAAGAACCCTGGCAATACCGACGCCTTAAAAATGTTTACCGGTTGTAAGTTAAACCTTAAAGGTGGCAAAGCAGCCAAGAACTACAGGCGCTTAAGCTCAGACGTCAACTGGTACGACGAATTAGCCGCATTCGATAACGACATAGAAAAAGAGGGCGACCCTTTAACGTTAGGAGACAAGCGTTTAGAAGGTAGTTTTTACCCTAAATCGGTTCGATGTACCACGCCCAAAACGGCCCACGACAGCTTAATTGATAAAGCCGTTGAAGCCTCAGATTACTATTTTAAATATTATCTGCCTTGCCCGCATTGTAAAGAGCATCAAGTTTTAGAGTGGGGCGGCCCTGATTTGGGTTACGGCTTTACCTGGACAGATAACGACCCTAATACCGCCGCTTATAGCTGTAAACATTGTCAATGCACCATAGACAACGACGAGTTGCCGGATATGTTAGAGGCTGGTTATTGGCAAACAGAATGTGGGGTAAGAATTGTAACCGGCGACGTTTTAGAATTTATCGACGCTACCGGCGAACAGCTAGAAACCCCTCGTTCAGTAGCCTTTCATGTTTGGACGGCATACAGCCCATTTGTTGCCTGGTCTGAAATTGTCCGGGGATTTATTCAAGCAAACAAAGCGGCACAAAATGGTGATATTACCAAGTTAAAAACCTGGATAAATACCACCAAAGGCGAAGCCTGGAAAGAAGACAACGAAGGCGAAACGGTCGATTTTGAACTACTGCATAAACGCCGGGAACATTACCCGCGCAAAGATAAGCAATTACTCGTACCAGAACGCGGGCTAGTGTTGGTCGGCGGTTGGGATATGCAAGACGACCGGATCGAAGGGGAGACTCGCGCTTTCGCGTTGGACGGTGAGAGCTATCTCGTTGATTACTTTGTACTTTACGGTAATCCAGCACAGCCGTATTTATGGGAACAATTAAAAGAACGGGTAACAAAAACCTATACCAGAGTAGACGGCAAAATCATGCCCATCACTCGTATATGTTTTGACTCAGGCGGCCATTTTACCGACGCGGTTTATAAGTTTTGCAAACCCTGGCCGAATCAAAAAGTTATCCCTTCAAAGGGGTCAAGTGAGTACGACAAACCGATAGCAACCTTGCCGCCGAAGAAGAACGACAAGGGCGTTAGATTGTTGCGTATTGGTACCGATACCGCGAAAGACCTTATTTACAATTGGCTAACCATTGAGAGTAACAACCCCGACGAACCAATTCCGGGCTACTGTCATCATCCGATAGCCGAATTTGCAAGCGAGGCGTACTTTAAACAGCTTTGTGCAGAAGAAAAAGTAGAGAAGCTTACCAAAGGTAAAAAACGCTCTGTATACGACGCTAAGGGCCGCAGAAACGAAGCACTAGATTGTTTTGTTGGCAGCCTGGCCGCTTGGCAAGTTTCTAAACAACATTTTGGGTTAAACATGGAAGATTTAGCCGGTGGCAATCAAGGCGCTAATTCATTAGCAGATATAGCCAAACGATTAGGAAGTTAAACAAATGTCTCAAGCATTACTTACCGAAGCTGAAACGGCTTTGCATACGTTAATTATTGGCAAAAAACCGGTAAGTGTTACGCGCAACGGGCGAAGCATTACCTACCAGATAACCGACGAACAAACATTACGCCAATATATTAGTGAATTGAAAATAGGCATTGATAGCAGCAAAACCCGTCGAGCAATCGGAGTATCTTTTTAATGAATAACTCACTTATTGTTGATAAAACCGGCGAACCATTTTCGTTAAAAAAAACGGCAAATGCTTTTCATTCAGCCGGTAGTGGTCAAAATAACGAATTATCTAATTGGGGCGCAACACCGCATACCATGGATAGCGCTTTATTGCCTAACCTGGAAACATTAAACGCCCGCACCGGCGACGCAACCCGCAACGGTGGCTTTGCTAAAGGCGGCGTACAATTACACGTTGATCATGTCGTCGGCCACCAATGGAAAATCGTTTGTAAACCAAATTTTGAAGTTTTAGGGATTGATCCTAAAGTTGGTCGAGCCTGGGCTAAAAATGTTGAAGCACAATTTACCGATTACGCAGAAGACCCGGATTGTTGGATTGATGTTGAACGCAAACGCACCCTAACTATGATGGTTAGAAATGCAACGCATATCCACACTATCAAAGGCGAAATATTTGCTAAAATAGAATGTGTGAAAAAAGGGTTAGGGCGCCACTATCAAACCGCTGTAAACCTTATTGATACCTCAAGAATTTGCAACCCAAATGATCAAGACAATACAGATAAAGTAAGAGCAGGTGTAAGGCTTGGGCTATATGGCGACGCGCTAGGCTATCACGTTAGAACATCAAACCCGGCCGATGCGGTTTTAGGTGATATGCGCCACGCCTGGCGTTATATTCCTAAACGCTTAAAGTGGGGCCGTATGCAAATGTTGCATATTTTTGAACCCGAAGCCGAAGGACAAACACGCGGCGGCAATGCCTTTTTATCGGTCCTTAAAAAATTACCCATGTTGCAAAAGTTGCAAGACGCAACGCTACAAAATGCCATTGTAAACGCTATGTATGCAGCGGTTATTAAGTCGGAATTAGACACCGAAACCATGAGCAATGTTTTAGGTGGCGAAACGAAAGCCCTTGAAACATTTATGGGTGCAAAAGCCGATTGGCACGACCAAACAAATATAAGAATGAATGGCGTAAAAATCCCCCATTTATTCCCTAATGAAGAATTAAGTCTTTTAACCGCAGAAAACCCAGGCCAAAGTTTTGGCGATTATGAAGCGTCGATATTGCGCGAAATAGCCGCCGGTCTAAACCTCAGTTATGAGCAGTTAAGCCGTGATTTTAGTAAAACAAATTACGCCAGTGCTAGAGCCGGTCAAGCGTTATCCTGGAAATATTTTCTAGGCAAACGAAAAACTATTATCAAAGTATTTTCAAGTCAAATTTTTACTTGTTGGTTAGAAGAAGCTATCCAAAAAGGGACCGTTAAATTACCAGCGGGGGCGCCGAGCTTTTATGAAGCAAAACACGCCTGGTCACGTTGTGATTGGATTGGTGCCGGTAAACCTATTATTGACGGTTTGAAAGAAGTTAAAGAAGCGGTTGAAAGATTAAAAGCCGGTTTATCTACTTACGAAATCGAAGCGGCCAATTTAGGCGAAGACTTCCAAGAACTATTTGAGCAACAAGTTAGAGAGGCCGAAATGCTAGCCAAGTCAGGACGCAAACCGATTTGGGAGCAAGAAAAAGGCGCAACCAATCAACCAGAAACACAAGAAGCTCCAGGCACCCACACTTACAACACCGACCAGGATTAAACATGGCTAAACATTTTCAATTATTAAACAAATTGTTTAATACGCCGCTTGCTGTAACGCCCGACTATTACCGCACTATTTGCGGCGCATTAGCTGACAGATTAAACATCGACAAGCTAACCGCAACCGAAGGCGAAGAAGACAGCAACAGCTTAAAACAACGTGCCGAAAACTTTAATGCTGACCGACCAGAAAACCGCCGTTATTTTTACGATGGTTTTACCGATGGCGTGGCAACGCTAACCATTGAGGGATCTTTAGTTCACAAATACGGCTATCTAAATCCTGTTTCTGGCATGACCGGTTACGACGGTATTAAACGCCGTATTGACTACGCGTTATCAGACCCCGAATGTAAACAGATAATGTTAGATCTTGATAGCCCCGGTGGCGAAGTTGCCGGTTGTTTTGATTTAGCAGATTACATTTACAGTATTCGTGGTAGTAAAAAAATTACTGCTTATGTGAATGATTTAGCCGCGTCGGCTTGTTATGCCATTGCTAGCCAGTGTGACGAAATATTAATTAGTCAAACAGGCCGGGCCGGTAGTATCGGCGTGATAATGGCTCACACCAATATCAAAGAAGCATTAGCCGCCCAGGGCCGCGAAATTACCTTGATTTTTTCAGGGGAC